GGAACTGGAACCCGTTGGAAAAGGAGGAGTCATGATCAACCTCCTCCTCCGCGGAATTCTTAGTGGCCTTTCCGTCCGCACCGTCGTCATCATCTGGGCACTCGTCGTCTGGCTTCTCGCCGCCTTCGCAGGCTTCAATGACAGGGAGGACTCGTGAACCAGACCTGGTTCATCGCCGGGCGCACCTTCGGCCCGTTCCCAGTTTCGCCCAGCTTCATCCGGGCGGAGCTCAGTTCCCCTCGCTCTTACGCTTACTACTGCCCTGTCTGCGGCGACGTGTGGGCGAGGCGGATCATCTCCCCTTCCGCCAAATGGCTCTTCTGGTCGTTCCACTGTCCCAAGCACCCAGACGACGCCTTCTGGCACACCGTCCCAGGCTCGATCATCCCCTCATTCCTCTTCGAGGAACTCTGGCCTGACCTTCCCCAGCCTCTCCGCCAACGAGAGGCACTTCTCCACCTTGACATGCTTTTAAGCTGAGCCACTACTATGGGAATACGAACCAAGTGCTTGACAATCAATTGGGAATATGGTACGGTAGCTTTTCCACTCACAAAGGAGACTACTGTGCAAATAACTCAGTCTGATATTGCTCGTTTCTGGGCAAAGGTAGATAAGACCACGCCAAATGGTTGCTGGGAATGGACTGCAGCTGTCTTAACCAATGGAGGCTACGGCGCCTTTCGCCTTAACGGACAGACCATCAGGGCGCACCGCATATCTTATTTCCTCATGAAAGGAGATCTTATCCCAGGACTGGAAATTTTACACAGATGCAACAACACAACATGCTGTAACCCCGACCACTTAACCCAAGACACCCATTCAGCTAATCTTAAGCAGGCTGGAGCCGAAGGAAAAATGGGTAGATGGTTCGGGATAAACGCTAAAATTAAGTTTTCAGATGAAACTATCCGCGACATTCTCGTTTCTCCTTTAAGTAATTACGCTCTTGGGAAAACGTATAAAGTCGACCATAAAACCATAGCTAGACTTAGACAGGATTTCCAATTATGTCAACCACTCCCCCCAGTGTTCCAATCGTCTTCCCAGGATCTAATATCATGCTTTGCGGAGCTTCAGGATCGGGTAAAACCCACTCAATCCGCACCTTAGTCGATGCTGGTCTTGAGGTCTTTGTCCTTTTCACTGAACCAGGGCAAGAAGTACTCGCCGACGTTCCAATGGAGAAACTTCACTGGCATTACGTTGCCCCAGTCTCCGTCAGTTTCGCTGATATGATAACTTCTGCGGAAAAGATTAACACCATGTCCTTTGAGATGTTAACCAAACTCCCGGATATTAATAAGCGTAAGTACACGGAGTTCATTGACATTCTGACTACGCTTTCAAACTTCAAGTGCGACCGCACAGGGCAAACTTATGGCGCTGTGGATGACTGGGATAATGATCGAGTGTTGGTCCTCGATTCTCTTACCGGACTCTCTATGGCAGCTATGAATCTTGTTACCGGATCGAAGCCTGTCAAGTCACTCGCAGATTGGGGCGTGGCTATCTCCAATTTGGAAAATCTCCTTACCAAGCTCTGCTGTGATACCCGTTGTCACTTTGTTCTTACCGCCCATCTTGAGCGTGAGACCGACGAACTTACAGGGGGTTCGGCGCTCATGGCCTCAACCCTTGGGCGGAAGCTCGCACCAAAACTTCCACGTTTCTTCTCAGACGTAATTCACGTAAAACGGGCAGCGGATAAATTCGTCTGGTCGACGAACAGCACTAATGTAGATCTTAAAACCCGTAACTTAAAGATCGCAGACAACCTTCCACCGTCCTTCGTACCTGTTATCGAAAACTGGAAGCGTGCCCACGTGAACTCGAATATGTAGCCGCGCCCAGAGCTTGACACGCTGCCACAAAAACGGCATAATTCCCGTTCTGGCTTCGCGGCTGGGCCAGTCCGGTTTTCACCTCAGCCGCATTTACTTTAACCCTTAAGGAAATTAAAATGAGCGCCTTCAATCCTGACCAGTTCCTCAACACCCAAACTGACGAAGCCAACGATACAGTCACCATCCCTGTACCCGAAGGCGAGCACCCGGCTGCGATCAAGTCTATCAAGCCACGTGTCCTGACCGACGGCCGCGCTATCCTCGATATCTACTGGACTGTCAACTCCGACGAAGCCCGTGATGAAACTGGCCAAGCCGAGCCGATGGTTCGCCAGTCCGTCTGGCTCGATATCACCGAGCAGGGCGGCCTCGACTTCGGCAAGGGGAAGAACGTCCCCCTTGGCAAGCTCCGTGACGCAGTTGGCCAGAATCAGTCCGGCAAGCCCTGGGCTCCTGGCATGCTGATCGGCGCAGCCGCTATCGTCAAGGTCGCTCACTCCATCGACAAGCGCGATGGTGAGACGATCCAGGCCGACGTCAAGGCAGTTCTTCCGTTCTAAGCTTTTCCTGTTCTAACCTCTAGGGGGAGGGGGTTCGCTCCTTCCCTCTTTTTACTGGAGATTCCCCCATGCGCCTCATCCCTTTTTCCCAGCTCTCCATCCCCGAGTATCGTATGCGGAGAGAGTTCGACCCGGCGGCCCTTAAGGACCTCGCCGACTCCATCCTGTCCAAGGGACTGATGCACCCCCTCGTCGTGGTGGCAGACGGTGACGGTTTCCGCCTTATCGCAGGTGAACGCCGCTCCCGCGCGATTCGCCAGCTGGCAGAGCTCGAAGTGTCTTTCTCCTGCAACAACCAGGAAGTTCCGCCCGGGCACTTCCCAGTCACGCTTCTCTCCGACCTCCCCCCTCTCGCCCTGCTCGAAGCCGAGTACGAGGAGAACGTCGTCCGTACCGATCTCACCTGGCAGGAACAGGCCCTGGCCACCGCAGCGCTAGCCGAGCTGCGTAAGCTGCAAGCCGTCGAGAACGGCACCCCCTTCACGATCCAGGGCGTCGCTACCGAGATCACGGGGAAGCCAGCTGAAGGCTCAGCCGTAACCAAGGTCTCCAACGCGGTCATCGTGAGTAAGCATCTCGCCGATCCTGACGTCGCCGGGGCTAAGTCCCAGAAGGAAGCGCTGAAGATCATCGAGAAGAAGGCGGCCACTGCTCACCGTGAGGTTCTCGCTCAGTCCTTCGACCTTAAGAAAACCCCGCATACGGCGCTGCTCGGCTCCTCCCTCGAGCTGGCCCTTACCCTCCCCTCGGACAAGTTCTCCGTCATCCTCACCGATCCCCCCTATGGCGTTGGTGCTGACAGCTTCGGCTCCATGGCCACCACCTCGCACGAGTACAAGGACGATCTGGAATACGCCCTTGCCTGTTACCGCATGGTAGCGCAGGAGGGCTTCCGCGTGACGAAGGCTCAGGCCCACGCTTACGTCTTCCTCGACATTCGCTACTTCGCCAACTTCTCCATGGAGTTCTCCCTTGCGGGTTGGGACGTCTGGCCAACTCCCCTCATCTGGGCCAAGAACAACGGGATGCTGCCACGTCCTGAGCACGGGCCCCGCCGGACATACGAGGCGATCCTCTACGCGATCAAAGGCGCGAAGCGGGTGACGAAGGTGTTACCCGACGTCCTGACCTACGCGACGGAAGGGGATAAGCTCCACGGTGCGCAGAAGCCAGTTCCCCTGTACGTAGATCTGCTCTCCCGTTCCACTGCCCCCGGTGACGAGGTCGTAGACTTCTTCTCTGGCTCCGGCACGATCTTCGCAGCGGCAAATGAGCTCAAGCTGGTGGCGACGGGGATGGAAATGAATAAGGAATACTACAATGTGGGGCTGTCCAGGCTGGAACCGGAAGAAGCTGCCCCCACCCCTGACCTCTCCCTCCTGTTCACACAGTTAAAAGGAGTCTAACATGGAAGTCTGTATATATTGCGGAGAACAGCGTGCCTATTTAAGCTGTTGTGGGGAGAATCACTTTGAAGAGGTAGAAGAAGTAGAAGAGGTAGAAGAAGACGCCTGTCTCTGCCGTCAAGGTGAATGTGAAAGTAAGCCTATCGGTTGCCGTATGGCCGCCGAAGTGCAAAAGGCCTAGCCATGTCGATTCCTACCTCCCCCTCTATCAAGGGGGTAGGCCCGACTCCAGCTCGCATCGTCATCGTAACGGCTTCTGCCACCGCTGATGACCTCTGGAAAGGCTACCCTCTCGCCGGTCACCCAGGCGACTTCTTTGCAAAGATGCTGCACGAGGCAGGGATTACCCTCACCTCCTGCTACCGCACGACGGTTCTCAAGCATCGCGCGAAGTACGATCGTCCTGATGACCTCTTCACCCAGAACAAGGCCGAGGCCTCCCGCGAGGGCCTGACCACCGTTCTCTTCTCCACGTATGTCAAGCCCGAACTCGTGGAAATCCGCCAGCAGCTTCTCGACGAAATAGCTCTGGTTCAGCCCACCGTCATCATCGCGCTCGGCGATCTCGCCATGTGGTCTCTCACTGGCGTCTACGGCTCCGTCGATACCTGGCGCGGGTCACAGCTCGAGCCGAACTTCCCAACGCCTTGGGGGGAGGTCACGGTCATCCCCACCTACGACCCGGCCTGGATCATGAAGATGTATCATGTTCGCAGCTTCGCCGTCCGTGACCTGCGCCGGGCTCACGATGTGTCTGAGCGGCCTGAGGTCTATCGCTGGCCCGCGTACCAGTTTGAGATACGTCCGGCCTTCCACCAGACTATGGGGATGCTCCACGGACTCCTCGATCTCGCTGAAACGGAAGGAGTTACGGTTCCTCTTGCCTGCGACATAGAAACCATCGCCCGGCATATCAGTTGTATCGGTATCGCCTGGAACGTGCGCGAGGCGCTCTGCATCCCCTTCCTCACGCTGGACGGAAACTACTGGACGGAAGAGGAAGAGATCGCTATCATGATCCTGCTCCGCCAGCTCCTCACCCACCCCAATGTCCAGATCATCGGACAGAATTTCAACTACGACAACCAGCACTTCGCCAAGCACCTCGGGTTCCTGCCCAACCTCACCTTCGACACGATGATAGCGCAGCACGTGCTGTTCCCCGGCATCCCCAAGTCGCTCGACTTCCTCTCCTCGCTCTACTGTCACTTCCACCGTTACTGGAAGGATGAGATGGATGACTACTCCCGTCTCCCCGAGAACATGGAGCAGTACTGGACGTACAACTGCAAGGACTGCGTTACGACGTTCGAGGTTTCCTTAGTCCTCCAGGAGCTTCTCTCCCACCTCGAGCGCTGGCCGCAGTACGACTTCATGTTCGAGGTGAGCAAGTCCGCCCTCGTCTCCATGCTTCGCGGGATGCGGATTGACCAGCAGAAGCGGTCGACAGTGGCTGCCCACCTGATGGAGGCCATAGCCGAATACGACGCCCTCATCAATAAGATCGTGGGAGAGCCGCTCAACGTCGGTTCTTCGAAGCAGATGTCGGAGCTGTTCTACACCAAGCTCAAGCTCCCCATCCAGAAGGACAGGAAGACGAAGCGGCCAACCTGCTCCTCTCCCGCCCTGCAAAAGATCGCGGAGAAGGAGCCGATCATCAAGCCTCTCGTCGACCTCATCGAGAAGAAGCGTTCGCTCGGCGTGTTCCTGTCCACGTTCTGCATGATGCCCCTGGACACCGACGGCAGAATGCGGTGCAGCTTCAACGTCTGCGGAACGGAGACTATGCGGTTCAGCTCGTCGTCGAATGCCTTCGGAACCGGCGGCAACCTTCAGAACATCCCCTCAGGAGAAGAAGAATGAAAATGCCTGTCGTTCAAGTCCCAGTTCTACTTCTAAATGAACTTTGCCGTGTCTGGAAAGAGCAACCTGAATTATGTCGTAATCCAAGCACCTACCGGACAGTCCATTTGCTCGAACAGCGCAGTTACCGTAAGTATTTAACCTGGAAACAGAATGAAAGGAAGGTGGTGAAATGAGCCCAAAACAACTTCTTAGTTATCTCCGCTTACACGGAGAGACTGAGCGCGCCCTTACTGTAGGAGCGCACATTAACCAACTCCTTGAACTCGCTGGTCATCCCAAAGGCTACCCACATTCAGTCGACCCAGAACACTGGTTTATCTTCCGCACACAGGACTCCGCACCTCTCATTCATCTGGCCGAGGAAAGACTTAGGAACCCCCCCACGGCTGAGATTATTCCCTTTCCAGGAGCCTCGACATGAGCCTCGGTTCCGAAATCATCTTACCCAACGTCCAGCATGGACACGCAATTAAAGGGCACGTTACTCCAACGTATCGTGTTTGGCTTAACATGCGAAATCGCTGCAATAATCCTTTTTATCCAGGTTATAAAAACTACGGAGGGCGAGGCATTTCCGTTTGTGCTAGGTGGGATTCCTTTGAATGCTTTCTACTTGACATGGGAGAACAACCAACAGGTCTGATTATTGATAGACGAAACAACGATCTCGGCTATTCTAAAGATAATTGTCGTTGGGTAACAGCAACTGTTTCTTCACAAAACCGATCTCAGGTTTTTTCTAACACACCTTTTGGTATTAAAGGTGTCTATTGGAATAAGTTAAAACGTTACTTTACTGTTGTCGTCATCAAGAATAAAATAAAAACAGAAATCTGTCGAACTAAAGATTTCTTTCTCGCTTGCTGTGCGCGTAAATCCTGGGAGAATAAAAATGTCGTTGGGATCTGAAATATTGCTACCAAATGTAAGACGCTTCTTCCTCCCCGACCCTGGCTACATCCTCTGGGACGTCGACCTTGCTGGCGCCGATGCTCAAGTGGTCGCCTGGGAAGCGAACGACGAGCCGCTGAAGGAGGCCTTTCGCAAGCACGCGGCGGGGACAGGCCCGAAGGTTCACTGCGTCAACGCCCAAGATATCTTCGGGCCGAAGGCGGGCACAGGCTCCGATGAGATCCAGCCCTACTACGGGCGAGCGAAGGCCGGAGTCCACCTTTGCGTTGCTGATGGGCATGAGGCATTGACCCCTTTCGGCTGGATTCCTGTCGAAGAAATTTCCCCTCATGAGCTAATTGTCGTTTGCAATAAAGATGGAACTGCTGCTCACATGGAATTGCCTAGTGCTTGGTATCACGCACAAGACACCACCGAAATGCTATCTATACAAGGAGCCTCATACCATCAATTAGTTACACCTAACCATAAGCTCTCCTATGCCATAGATCAATCTGGAATCATACACGAAACTCAAGCCAGACTTTTACCGCGAAGTGCTAGGTTAGCGAAAGCCTGCATTTACTCCGGAGGCGTCAGTGTTCAACCAGATAGACTTCGCCTCCTTTCTGCTTTTCATGCAGACGGAAGTATTGCAAAAAAACAGGTCAGATTCCACTTAAAGAAAGAACGAAAAATAGCTCGTTTATTGGATCTAGCGACAAGCTTGGGAATCAGCTGTTCTAAATACGATTACGCTGATGGAACCTGTAACATAACCTTTTCAGGTTTTGTTGCCGAGTGGTTGATAAAGCAAGGAAAACAGCCAACGTGGTCTATGCTTCAATATTCAGGAGAGGCGTTACAAGCTTACGTGGATGAGCTTCCCTATTGGGATGGGCATATAGGAAAAACTTCAGTAACGTTTTCCACAGTCAATAAGCAAACAGCAGAAATTGTGCAAACACTTATACATCTTAGAGGCCAATCAGGCTCTATAAATGTAACCGCTTACCCTGCGTACAATGTTCAGATAAATAACAGACCACTTAGTCGTATTGAAAAAAGAGAGTCTGTCAGTTATACAGGTGGTATTCATTGCCCGACTGTTTCTACAGGATACTGGCTTACGCGATATAAGGGAAGAATTGCTGTGACTGGAAATACCAACTACGGCGGGAAGCCAGTCACCTGCGCCGCCGCCCTTAAGGTCTCCACCCACGAGGCGGCTCAGTTCCAGGCGCGTTGGTTCCACCTCCACCCGAACATTGCCAAGTGGCATGAGACCACGCAGCACAACCTGAACACGACTAAATCCGTGCGGAACGCTTTCGGCTTCGTCCGTACTTACTTCGAGCGTCCGGATGGACTGCTCCCCCAGGCGCTTGCGTGGATACCGCAGTCCTCCGTCGCTATCATCATCGACACGGCTTACAATCGGATCGTGCGCTCTATCCCTCACACCCATGTTCTCCTCCAAGTCCACGATTCGCTCGTCGGACAGACGAAGGTCGAGCACTGGTCTGAGATCAAGCCGAGGCTTCGCAAGGCCCTCGAGGTCATCGTACCTTACGACGATCCCCTGATTATCCCCACAGGGCTGAAGACGTCGCGAAGATCCTGGGGAGATTGCAGAAAGGAGAAGTGGGATGAGTGAGTTAAGTCAGTTAATGATGCCAGTCCAGCATATTTCAGTCGAAGAACTCTTCGCCAAGTACGGGCGTACTATCATCGCGCCAGAGATGCAAGACTCCAAGGCTTACAAGACGCCAGTGAAACGCAGTCGCTCAAAGCCAAACAGTGTCTATGGGAAGGGGCGGGAGAGGGTACTGGCCTACTTGCAAACACACAAGCCCGCGACGACGCTGACCACCATCTCCGCTCTCTCCATGCACGGAGACCATACCCGGCGAATCCTACGGCAACTGGCGAAAGAGAACTTGGCCATATGCGTCGATCCTGGTAACCGAGGAGAGAGACGGCCAGCGATCTGGACAGCGACGGAGGAAGTGGGATGACTGATAAAAGTAAATACCCAAAGCACTATAAATGCAAGTGGTGCGGATGTGAGATCACACTTCTCAAGCCCTGGGAAGGCCGCCCCCAAGGCCCTAGATGTCAATGCACCTCGAACTCCTGGGGGAATTGGATGCGTATTCAAAACCTGAAGCGCCAAAGGGATGATTAAATGGGTACGTTAATTCCTTCATTCATCTCCCCATTAATCATACAAGGCTGCCACAAATGCCCGCTCGCAAATCAAAAGATTGGCTCAAGTCCTTCCTTCAGTACGCCTCCCACGGAGAAGCCCCTACGAAGTTCTACTTCTGGACAGGGGTTTCCACTATTGCTGGCGCCCTTCGCCGGAGAGTCTGGATCGATCAAAAATATTTCCACTGGGTTGCGAATTGCTATATCATCCTAGTCGCCCCCCCAGGGATCGTATCGAAGTCGACGACCGCCTCCGTCGGAATGAACTTGCTCAAGGAGATCCCCGGCATCACCTTCGGCCCTGATGCGGTAACCTGGCAGAAGCTTATCGAAGACATGGGGAAGAGTAAGGAGCTCGTCTACTGGCCGGCGAAGGAGCTCTACCTCCCGATGTCCTGCCTCACCATTTCCTCCTCTGAGTTCGGCAACCTGCTCAACCCGCAGGACAGGGACATGGTCGATATCCTCGTCAGCCTTTGGGACGGGCAGACCGGCTCCTTCAACAAGGCGACCAAGACCTCCGGGAATGACAGTGTTGAGAATCCCTGGATCAACATCATCGCCTGTACGACTCCCGCCTGGATCGCGGGGAACTTTCCCGAGTACATGATCGGCGGCGGTTTCACCTCCCGCTGCCTCTTCATCTACGCTGATCAGAAGCGCCAGATGGTTGCCTACCCCGCTGACCACGTTCCGCCTGACTTCGAGCACCGCCGAGCGGAACTCATCCACGACCTCGAGATCATCTCTACCCTCGTCGGCGAGTTCTCCTTCACCGTGGAGGCAAAGACCTGGGGCGAGGACTGGTACGACCAGCACTGGAAGACCAAGCATGACGACCTGCCCGCGGATCAGTTCGGGGGTTACCTCGCGCGGAAGCAGACGCATATCCACAAGCTCGCCATGATCCTGTCCGCGAGTCAGTCTGACGACCTCGTCCTCCACCGCTCCACGCTCGAAGCCGCCGCTTGCATGGTCGATGCGCTCGAGGCGGAAATGCCGAAGGTCTTCGACAAGATTGGCCGCTCGCCTATGACGAAAGCCCTTGGTGACCTCGTCGACATCTGCGTGGCGGAGTCGCCTATCGACCAGCAGGTGCTCTTCCGCAAGATGGCTAGGCAGGTCACCTGGCAGGAGTTCAGTCAGACGATAACCTCAGCGGTGAATGGGGGATTTATCAACCTGCATAACGTCGGAGGTAAGGTCATGGTCTTCCCAGGTCAGGGGAAGCTTCCCCCGACGGCTGCCTCGATCATGGCAGGGGGCTAATACCCCTCGCCCACTTCCTCGACCACGCCCCTCATCTTCTTCTGCATCGTCCCGAAGTTCTCCATATTCCTAGAGGATTTTCTGGACGCCTTCAGTCCTTGCGCCAGTTCCTTCCCGGTGATGCGCAGCGCCGGATCAGGGGTTGTCTCATTAAAGCCGTCGATCTTATCCCGCCAGACGTCAGCCTCCTTCTCATCTCCCTGCATCCTGGCCTTCCTCCACTTGTCCTTCAGATCCTGCCGCCGCATCGTCCAGTAGAGTACTTCCCCTTGCTGCGCGAAGGCCAGCTGCCGATTCTCCGCCACGAGCGCCGGGACTGCGCCAAGCGCCATGCCCGCCAGTTCCACCCCGGTCAGGTCGCGGAACTCGCCAGTCTCCGGATCACGCGTGAGCCTCGTCCCGTTCTTCAGCGTGACGCCTTGGCCCTCACCCGGATCAAGCTGCTGCTTCACCAGGGTGTCGACGAACTTGCCCACGGAGCCGATCGCCCCAGGCATTTCCTTCGCTGCTTCCAACGGTTCCCCCTGAACCAGCTGCCCAACAGCTCCAAGCATACTCCCCCAGAAGTTTCCCGCTGGGCCAGCGAAGCTCTGCACACCCTTTCCGATCGCAGCATCGACGCTGCTGAACTGTCTGTTCAGCACATCGGTGAAGGGGAGAAGCCGACCAAGTCCGAAGCTTCCGGACAAGTTGAACCCGAGGAAGTTGTGGAACGCTCCGTGCAGAGCCAGATTGGGATCACCACCCAGATCTTTGATGAAGGCACGGAGCTCCATCTCGATATTCTCCGGATTGCCGAAGAGGCGTCGCCAGACGAACTGGACAAGATCCAGCACGTTCTGCCCGAACGGAAGGCCCAGGCCGCCTCCGAGCATCAGGTAGAACAGCCACAGCTTCATCGTCGTGCCAGTCCAGGCGCTTCTGCTGCTTCGCCCTTCGGCTCTCGCTCCTGCCCTCGCCGACCGCTCGTACCCGCCGGTCATGACCCAGCCTTGGAATTGCGAGAAGCTGGCGAACATGAACAGAATGCCTTTCTTCCCCCGGAACAGCTCCGGCCGATTCCCAGCGCTGTACGAGTTCTGGAGAAGATCGACTTTCTTCACGGCGGTCTCGTAAGCTCGCACCCCGTCGATCCCACGCTGCCGCTCGGCCAGGTAGAAGCTGATCAGTGTCGAGTACCGGTTCGCCTTTTCCGTCATTCGGAATGGCAGCATGCCCAGCTCCATCGACGCATGCGCTGCTCGCCCAAGCCAGCTATTGCTCGACACATGCAGCCCACCAGAAGCGTTCGCCTGCCCCGCGAGGAAGTAGGCATAGCTTTGGTCGAGCACGCCCTGTCGCACAGCCTGATCGATCATCGATCTAACATCCATTGCCTCCTTCTCAGAGGCGGTTTTGCCCTCACCGCTCATTTGGCTCAGCCGGAAAGCATTCGCCGTATACCAGAGGCCTTTCTTATACAGATTCGCCCCCTTCCATTCTCCGTACTCCGTCCCCAGCGCCGCGAAGGTATTCAGCTGCGTGCTTAGGTTCATCACGGCGGTCTTGACGTTGAAGGCCAGATATGTCAGCGTAATCATCAGCTTCATCTGCTGCATTTCGTCTTCCGGGTGCATGATGTAGCTCAGGCTCTTCTCCATCATAGCGATGTTTCTTCGCTTCTTTCCCACCACCTTGACCATCTCTTCCGCAGCCAGCCCACTCCGCTCCACCTGTCGCACTTCCGTCCTCGCCATGCTCAGCATATTCTGCATCGCGCTGCGGTAGTACGTCTTCCAGACATAGTTGGCGTTATGCCAGGTATAGTTCGAGAACACCCGCTGGAAGTCCTCGTTCCCGCCTTCCACCTTTTCCGAGATCTTATCGTACTTTGCCTCGATCTTCTCATACTTGCCCGTGACCATCAGGTCGGCGAGGAGCTCAATGTTATCGTCAGTGAATTCGCCCGTGGCCGCTACCTGCTCGAGGAACTCCCTCGGCAGCTGCATCGGAATGCCATAACGGGAGTCGTCCAGCACTCGCGTCCGCACCTTATACTCGCCGTTCCCCTCCAGCTTTTTCATCTCGACAAAGGCCTTATCCGCCTCCGCCTTGTTCTCAAAGTGCATTCTCCGCACAGTGACGAAGCGCCGACGGTTGTCCATCTTGGCTTCCTCCCAGCTTCGCTTCTTCTGCACCAGTACCACATGGTTGCCGAAGTGGCCCTGAGGGAGAAACGGGAGAATTCGATACTTGCTGATCAGTTGATCAATCTTGAAGTACTCCTGACGTAGAACCAGAGGAGCGTTGCCGTAAGCCCGGCTGGCCTTTTCTCGCAGGGCAATTTCCAGCCCGCGGAACTGGTGCAGGAAGGTGTTACGGACACCGAGGTATAACTCGATAACCTTCTCCCCCGTCGCCGATTCAACATCTATTCCCTCCATTGTCAGAAATTCTCGCAGCCCGATGCTGTCCACGATCCGCCAGTCGATCGCCGTCTGCAGATTCTCCGGGCCCCTTCCGACTTCCGCTCCCCAGACAACAACTCCGTTCTCGTCGAGGCCTTGCAGCTCGCCCATGAGCAGCCCACCTTTCCACTCCGCGGTCATGACCCGTTGCAGCTCCTTCACCGTATGCGGAGTGCTGCCGATCATCTTCGAGACGACTTCTTCCGCCGGGAATTGCAGGTCACTCGCCATTTGCCCGGAGCGTCGGAGCAAGCCCACAAATCCGTTCAGGAACGCTTCCTCAGGCTGAGCCGCTGCCGTCTGCTGAATCTGCATGATCGAGTCGACAGCCTTCGCCGCAAGGTTCATGCCCGTCTGCCAGCGGTTATCGATCCAGCCCTTGAGCATCTTCGAGATGGGCTCGACCCCCGCCTGCACCGGCTGATCGCGATCCCAATGCAGCCGATCGGTGTCGTCGAAGGTACCAATATTCGCCAGGTCTTTCGCCTGTTCCGGCTGGAAGAAGGCATAGACAGTTCCTGGCCGAGGATCAAGGGCGTTCTTGATGATCAGGCCGTCATGACCGTTCGCCATCGCCTCGTTCACCCAGGAAGTCCAGAGTTCCTCGGAATAGCTACCTCCTCCCGCGTCCTTTTCCAGGGGATTCTCAAGTCGCAGGAACAGTTCGCTGACCGAGGGGGACGCACTCACGCTCTTCCCAGGCTCTTCGGTAAAGGACTGGAGATCAGCTTCCGCATCACCGAGAGCGGCCCAGAGCTTTGCTCTTTGCTGTTTCGTCAGGCCTTCCCGACGGAGAAGCTCTCTCGCATCGTTTACGGCTTTGCGCAGACGCTGTTGCTCTCGGCGGTATTCCGCCTTCACCACAGGATGCTTACTTACCGCAGAGCCCTCTGCATAGTAGCTCGCGTTGTTCAGCGAATCACTCGCCCAGAACGCTTTCGTCGCATCCTCTGCCCCGGTGTGATAGCCGAGGCTCTCCCGATCGAGGAAGGTGATCTTCGAGTGCGAACCACGGAAGACCTTTAGCGCCTTGCCGTCTCTGCCCCGAGTACCGGAACGGAACCAGCGAAGGAAGAACGGTGAGTTCTCCCCCTGGCTCTTATACATCTGCGAGGCGAGGGACACCATCTCAGGCTTCATCAGTTCTTCCTGCGTCAGCCCCGCAACGTCGATTGTCGTGACCTCGGGAAGAGCTGGTTTCCGCTCCTCCTTCATTTCCTCCCTGCGCACCGCCTGCACCTTGTCAAAGTGGCCGTCATCGAGGATCTGCATCACCTCTTCCAGCTTCCCTCGCTTGACCATTCCGCGGAGCTTCGCCGCTTGCTGCTTGGTCTCCACCCAGGCCGTATCTCCGTCGATCGCTGCCTCGACTTGCGCCAGCACCTCTTCCGCCGAGGGCTCGTTCTGATCCTCTTGCGATGGGGGTACCTGCTCCGGAGGAGGTGGGAGTTCCTTGTCCCCTTCCAGTTCCTCCACCACCTCATCGACTTCCTGCTGCAGGGTCTTCTGCGCCAGGATCTTCTTCTGAGCGGCTCTCGCCTTCGCGGTGAGCGTGACCTTCCCCTTTGGCTTTTTCATCTTCGCTGCCCGAGCAGTAATGCCGTCGAGCCAGTCCTGGAACGTAACGTGCGCGGCGATGAGCGGCTCCGCATCCGTCCCCTTCGTCGTCTTGAGAAAGCGGAAGAGCTCACGCAGGCGGTTCAGCGTCCGTTCAAACATCTGTCCCAGAGGCGTCTTCGCCAGGTACCCTTTCGCGTAGGCCGCGCGAGTGAACTGCTCCGCCATGTACTCGGAGAAGCTGGTGAGGCGCAACATCTCCCGCATATCGCCGATGGTGTGCTGGCTCGTGGGCTTACCGAGGAGCAGTTCCTTTGCCGTCATTCCATCAAGGGGGCGATGCATCAACTTTGCCCGCTCATTTGCCCAATAGTAAAGGCTCTTGTTCTCAGGCAGTTTGGCCTCAATCGCTGCCCCACTCTTACGCAAACCTGCCCAGGTCTCCAGGTATTCTCGCGCGAGCATTGTCCCGTCAAGCATACGACTACGCTGTTCGAGCCAGTTCTGCGCCAGCGCCACCTCCTGAGGAGCGGTCTGTTGCATGGCTGCCAGCGTCGCGTCTGTGAAGTTCCCGCTCAGCGTTTCCCCATAGAACTGTTGCGCGAGCTGCGCCCCGACTCTTTCCGTCAGCACCTCCCAGAACCCTTGCTGCTCCACCGCGTGACCGAACTCATGTGTAAGGCCACCGATCATATTCAGGGCTGTCCGATTATCAGTCTTCCCGTGAACACCGAGGCTCTTCATATCTCTCGGTACGATGTAGTGAATTGGCCCTGTATCCGTGAAGTCGATTTTATGCCAGCCCATCGTGTCGTCCTGGGTTTCAGGAGTGAACGGAATCTGAAGCAGCACCACCCGACTACCAGGCAGGAACTTGTCCGTCCACTCGCCCAGCGTGCCCATCATAGCATCTGTGACGTAGCCTGGCCAGTTCTCGTCATCACGGCCTATGACGGTGATCGAGCCCGGGGGGAGTTCCCCGACCTGCCCAATGGTCATACCAGTCACCTTCGGATCGCGCGAAGCGATAATCGGCCAGGTATCTGGCGATCCTTCCATGGCAACGTAGTCACGCTGACGACGAGCAAAGACCTCGGGGGAAACACCTCCCTCGTCTGGAGCTGCCGCGTCTTCGAGCGTAACCCCACCTGTCGCGAGGAGCTTGCCCACCACCTCGTTCAGGGAATCCGCGGTCTGGGACTTCACAGGTGGAACATCCAGGCCATTCCGCATCTGCTCCCGCACGATGGTAGCGGTTCGCTCCTCGGCAGGAGTCAGCGGAACTGTCGACGTTACTGGAGCCACTGCCTCCTCCATACTTCGCTGGAGCCGGGCTGGAGCTTCCATCGATTCGAACTGCTCCCGCTGTACCTGTTCCAGGGAAATTCGTAACTGCTTCTTCGCCTCCTCTGCTCGCTTTACTACCTCGTCCAGGGCGCTCTTCACCTGCCGCTTTGCATCATACTCCTGCGCCATTTGTACTGGCTTAACCACTGCCCCTATCATCGGAGACATAATTAGGCCAGTCGCTGCCGATTTCGCTGCGTTCTCCACACCTTGTTCAAAGGTGATCTTTGTCAATCCCTCATAGTTCGTCGCCAGATCGTCATAAACGGTAGTTAAGCCTTCTTGCGCCGCATTCCCTGTACCAACTTTCACCAGAGTTTTACCAAGACTAGCTTGCCCTTTGAGATACTTCCCTATTGCACCAAGAGGACCCATTTCCAAGCCGGTCGCCACGCCTCCATGCAGTAACGAGGGAATCTCTGCATCTTCCGGTGACTGTTTAAGATCAGCAGTCCGATGAGTAAAGTCCCCGGCAGTTTCCAGGGCGAAATTAGCCCCAAGGCCAAGTGTGAGCGCCGGTGCTGCGGGGACACCAGCGGCAAAAGGAAGAATACTCGTAAGAGAACCTGGAACGGATTGGAGTGCGTCTCCGACCAGTCGTGCCGCTGCATTATCATCTTTCTGATATTCTTTTATCAGCCCGCCAGCCGCAATACGATCCGCTTCAAGTTCCCTTAGTGCCTGCTGATTATCCGGTAATTTTCGTAGATCTGCATCCATCATTCTACTGCGGTAGAAGGTCATAGGCGCATTATACAGACCCATGTTGGCTCCGATTGCAAGCTGTTTTCCTGGATGTTCTGGAATTATCTCGGGAGGGATAGTCCCGATCATGGGGGAGTTACTGAGCAGATTCCCCATATGGTCGAGAAAACCTGGCGCCTCCCCTCCGCCTGTCGCCTCCTCGAAGGAGATCGTCTTCGGGACTGGAGCCGGCGCGGTAGCTTCTTCAAAGGAGACAATAGGCATGATTTACTTCCCTACGATAAAGTTTGTTCCATCCCAGATACCGACGCCCTTCGCACCGAGGTCATATGGCTGGTTCTTGACCAGATCGGCCGGCTTCGCGCCCTTGGGGATAGCAATGGGAGCGGGCGCAGAGCTAGCCGCTGCCGGCATGGTGGGGGAGGCTGCTGGTTTCGCCCCACCCGCTGGAGGCAGGTACCGTTTCGCCAGTTCTTCAGTCGCCGCCTTCCGCACGTTCTTGTCATCCGACTCGGTAAGCTTCATCAGCACGTCAGTATCCTCACCCTTCTTCGAAAGCAGGAATTCCTGATACTTCTTCGCGATGAAGGCCTTGTCGTTCGCCTGCTCCGGATACATGGCCTTGATCTCTTCAATCGTGAAGCCGTTACCTCTAGCGGAAGGAGCTCGATGCTTCGACGGGTCTTTCATCTCGTCGCGAACACGCTCAGCGTGAGCATTACTGTTATTCGCAGCAGCACCGGATGCCCCGGCAGCTGCACGACTTTGCGCGATATTCGCCTTAGCAGCATCCACTTTCAGTCCGAACATCGTGGCAAGGCGCTCCGGCTGATTATCGTAGATCTCGCCAATCGCCCGCGCCTTTTCATACTGGCCCGCCGCCTCCAGCCTGGCGATTTCCGCCTTGGTCTTCTCCAGCAGTCCAGGAAAGGCCGCTTCGTCCTGAGCCGTCTGCAACTCAGTCCTTCTCGTAACCGCCTCGTTCCGTTTGACCTCGCTTCCCGTCCTTGCCGCCGCCTGTTCGTTCTCCACCTCGTTCTGCTTACCCATGGTGAAGGTGTGATTCCCGATCATCATGGACTCGCCGAGCACACCAAGGGCATCCTGTCCAGGCTTCGGCCCCATCATCATCCTCGCGCCCATCATCAGCGCAGCTTGTGAGAGGGCTGGATTCGTACGAAGCTTTTCCAGAAACCCAGGCTGTTGCTGTTCCGCTGGAGGAGAGGACTGCGGTAGCGGCTGTTCCGCCACCGGAGCTGCCCCTACTCCCTGAAATGGCGCCTGCTCCTGCGCCTGTAACATCGAGCTGTAGTCCATATCAGCGTGCTCCGCGAAGTCCAAGGATCGCCCCGAGGGAGGGACGAGCTGTGCCAAGGGAAGGGGCGGTTAGTGCCGACGATGCCTGCACTCCACCACCCTGCTTACCAAGACCTCCACCACCACCACCACCCCCACCCGCTTGCGATCCTTGCTGCCCCGGCATCAGGCGGGAGAGTTGCGCGAGTTGCTCCGGCTTCAGCGCAGCCGCGTTCTTCGCCATTGGGCCAGCGTCGAGTGCTCCCGCCGCTCCCGGCATTTCCGCAAAGGTGCCAGTTCCGCTCAGGCCAGAGCCCAGACCGGCCGCTCCGGGGAGTGGGCCAGGTGTCATTCCCATTGGAAGGGGTGGGGCTGCCGTCGCCATGTTTCCGACAGCGGCGAAGGGATTCGCTGCCCCTGCCATGCCTCCACCGAGTTCTCCCACGCCTGGCGCAACGCCAAGTGGGTTGAGGATCGAAGCGAAGCCGGTTGGGGCAATCGCTCCTGCCGCTGCCGCTTCCCCAACGAGAGGAGCCGCAAGCGGAGCGGCCGCCGCAGCCCCCAGCTCTGTCGCTGCCAACGCTGGCGCCGCTGCACCACCTGTAGCTGCGGTTGCGGCGAGTGCAGCCGCCGGTGCTAAAAAATCCATCCAACTCATTTCTTTCTCCTTACAACATTGACTGCATCATTTGATAGAGACTGGTGGCCGAGAGGCCTGCCCCTGCCGCTTGTGTCGCCGTGGTAAGCGGATCACGTTTTCCAGAAGTCGTGGAGCTTTCGCTCGTTGTACCCGGACTGGCCCCACCGAAGACGATATTCGCGTAGTTCTGGAGCGGTGCCCAAGGCGCGTTCAGCCCCCACATACGAGCAGCCGCTTCGTAATTCGCCTGTTCCGAGCCGAGGTTCTCTTTCTGCGCCCCGACGCCGGAAAGCCAGTTCACCGGAGTCATACCAGCTTCCAGGGCCTGCGGCGCGAACATCATCGTCTTGGTCATGGTATCCTGGCCCTTGTCGTAGGCGGCGGAACCCATCGAGGCGACAGTATCGGCGTTGGTCTGATTCAGTCTTCCCGCCGCCACACCCTCGGCGATACCAGCCCGGGAACCACCGAACTGCCCTGCGTCCTGGGCACCTGCGCGAAGCTGGGAAAGAACACCACCTGGATCGGTAAAGTTATTCGTATTCGTGCGAATCGCCGCCTGCATTGCCTGTTCCAGATACGGATTATTCTGCACGTCCATAGCGCCAGTCAGACCATAATTCACACTCTGATTAAGCGTATTGATCTGATCCTGCGCCGCCGCCGCGTTCTGCACAGCTAGTTGCTGAGCCGCCGATGTTTCCGGAGAGAAACTAACCGGCTTAGCACCTGGATAGTTCGCTGCGCTGATCGACGGAGATGACGCGCCATAGACTCGAGTCGCCTCCCACATCACCTTTGCCCGCAGCGCTGCCTCCTCAGGGGAATAGTTCACACTGGTGGTTGTGTTGTTCCCCCCACCTCCGCCGCCACCGCTCATGATTGCTCCTTCCATGGAAAATAAAGTACGTTCGCCTTCTTGATAAACCCGAGTGGAAGTAACTTTTCCATCACTTCATCGCGGCAGGTGGTTTCCAGGCTATCGACCTCAAGAAGGTCAAGCCAGAGAAAGAGTTTCTGGGAGAACGCGTGCCAGTACTTCACCATATTGAAGCCAGCCACGGCGTAGATATTACAGCTTTTCTTCCGAGGAAAGTCCAGGATTTCCGTCACGCCGACGAGCTGGACTTCCTCCCCCTCGGAGAAGACCCAGAGCTGTTGGTGTCCGATAGAGACCTTGATCAGTACATCGTCGACTTCCCATTCTCCCCGAGAATGGGCAGCGGCGAGCGTGAGAACGGCTTGAACCTTCTCCCAGATCGGATAGACCATCTCGCCTGAGATGTATTGAAAGGTGTGATTAGACGGGGCGGTTAATTCCATAATTTATCTCCCTATAATTTAACCCAGGTGCCACCTGTGTAGCTGTAAATTCCTGCTCCCGCTCCCGGAGTCCAGGCCGTACCATCGACTGCAATGATCTGCCCCTCCCTTGGCTTCGGGGGCTCAACCTTCCACAGCCTGAGAAAGTTTCCATCGCGAATAGCCTGGAACTCGTCCGCAATCCGGTTCAGTTCCCCGAGCAGATACGGAACAAGGTTCGCATCCCAGGCATCGATTGGAGCTGGCGAATATGCCATCAGTTTACCCCGTTCGGTTGGATTTCAGCATCGAAGCCGCTCAGCTTCCAAGGATTGGTCACGCTGGCGGTAATGCGCAGGGCGAAGACTTTCGACGTAATCGGCCCTTCGATCCAGGAGTCCATGCCGATAATGAACTGCTGCGCGTCTTCCCACTCGATCGACTCGGCCACGGAGTCGGCTCCGCCAAGGGTAAAATAGAGCACGTCGCCAGTACTTCCTGTAATACGCGGCCAGATGCGAAGCAGAAGCTTTTCCGAGGATAGGTCAGGCGCCTTGTCCGCCCTGACAGGAATCCCCAGGTACGTCCGCTCCAGAGTATTTGCCGCTGTGCATCTCGGCCCAACGTCGATCAGGGCGAGCTTTTCCATCTGCAATCCGAGGAGCTTCGGCACAGTCGCGCGGATGATGACGCCTCCCCAGATATCCACGGAAGTATCCCAGGTTTCGGTCGAGGCGTTCCAGGTCGGAATCGCGCTTGGATCGATTCCACCTATCGTCATGTACGTGCAGGGAGCGAGTTCCCTCGGACTCAGCGTGCCTTCTCTCCAGTTATAGACAATCGCCATGGTGACGTCGGAGGTCAAGGTGGAACCAGGATAGCAAAGCCAGACCTCGTCCACGCCAGAAGCCAGCGTAAGGAACGCCTTCGCCGTTTGGTCAGCGGTTAGCGCCTTGAGCCGTTTCCGCATCTTGTTCGTGACGATAGAAGTCGCCATCTGCCCGTCATGCGTGATCAGATCATCTCCGGTAAAGACGAGATGTCGGCCGGGTTGGTACTCGATCGCACAGTCCCTTTGTGGAATTCCGAAGGTATCGAACATCTTGAAAAAGCGGAAGATGAACGTGCCACCGATATACTGCATGCCCCAGACCGAATCCGTCTTATAGACCACGTTGATATCTCGAAGGGTGATGCAGTCCACGCAGTAACCAGGAGTTTCCGAGAGCACCCACTCACCAGCATCATACGAAGGATCTGTCTCGTCCCAGGTTACAGGTACAGTCCCGGCATCGGCTGGGTGGCTCCACTTCACCATAGTCGGATAGCGTGTTCCGCTCTTCTTAACGTCCAGGGCAATTAGATGCGACTTAAATCCGCGCAGCGTCCGACAAGTGGTGCTTGCTGGCCAGTTCGCCAGTGCGACAACCTCGGTTCCGCTGTCAGGGGCAAGCCAGGCCTGCGGCTCATCCACTCCGTTGTGCAGGACGGTAACCCCGGAGAGAACGCAGCCTGACCAGCGCTCCGCCCCGACAGTGGTGTAGTCTCCTCCGACAACCCTGGTGATTTCCGTCAGGGTGTTGGAGATATACGCGTAGATCTTTTCTTCACTCGCTACGAGCCAAGAGGAGAGACTGGCACTCGTCTGCATAGTGGGAATTGCCCAGGTCGGTTGCCAGGACAGCCCAGTCTCGATCACCAGATCGTCGAGGATAGGCATAACCGCACCTTCGGCAAAGCGCATGTTCAGCCCGGAAGACCAGGCGCTCGGCACGAGTTCCGCCGGAGGAATATCCTCGATGATTCCAGTTATGCCCGCAGGAGCAAGACTAACAATACCCATAGAAGCACCTAAGCACGAAGTTCAAACCAGATGAGGACACTAACTGAAGACATATCTACACGATAAGTCACACCAGGAGGTACGATACCAGTGACGGTTCCATCATAACTTGGATCAATGGAAAGAGAAGCAATTCCTACCCCTCCAATGGTCAAACTCATAACTGCGAGTATAGTAGAACGTCCAATGACAGATACCTGGATTGGTCGATCTGTCGAATTGGTGTATAAGGTGGCAAGACTCCTACTCCCACTGACATTTTGCCATGTCTGACCGATCCCTATTCTCGGCGCGACAGAAGACGCTGCCAGCACCACCCAATTCGTTCCCTGCTTAACGATTTCGCAGCTTTGCCCAACGGTCAGAACGAAGGTCGTCGTGCCGTTAATCGTGTCAGCTCCATTCGGCGTCAGCGTGGTCGTGCCAGTCTGAGCTGCGAAGTTATAGAACGTACCGTCGGGGAGACCAGCGAGAGCCGCCAGCGTAACGGCCAACGTCCCTGTACTCACAAAGGTCGCACCGACTTCGGTCAGCGCCGGGGTGAATCCAGCTGCCTTCACGATCGTTCTGCCCTCCTCCCCACCTCGTCCCGGAAAGGTGGACTTGAGGACGGCCTTGATCAGGCGAAGATGGTCATCCCCTTCCGGTATCTGATCCGAGATCCCTGGATTGGCCGAGGACAGACTGTCCAGATAGGTTGCGGTTTCTACTGTCATGATTCACTCCCAGCTACTCGTGATTGGTTAATTTCCTGCATTGCGGTGTGCTTGTTCAGGAGACGTGCCCAAGCCTTTGCTATGTCGTTGATGAAGCCTTGGGCCAGCGTCGTGTTCTGGATATGCTTTTCCGCTAGCTCCTTTCCAGTCGCTGCGATGACGAGATCCCCTGCGTGCTTGAGCCACTTCGTCTCCACGTTGTCGACGACCATGGAAGTGTCGGCCGCGTAATAACGCTGACGGAGAACGTAGACCGCGTCAGGAACGGGAAAGAGGAAGAACTGCGCTCCGAGGGCGTAATGCACAGGTGGGCCGTTGTCCGTCAGGGCATACCGCGCCTGGAGGAAGTCGTAGTCCGCCTTACCCAGAGGAACTTCCTTCCCCTCTGCATTCACATAATACAGGTGTTGTTCCTCGATCTCAAGCAGGAAGTCGTCGGGCAGCGCCACACGACGATCCCCGATGGCTGTACTGGCATTCGCCATTTCCGTCTCGAGGAACCACGGCAGCCACTCGTTCGTTTCGAGCACCTGCCTCTGCGCATACTCCATTTCCGCCAGGATGCGTTCGGTAAAGTTCTTCCGACTACCAAGGCGCCAGGCGAGGAGCCTGACCGCATCATCTCGTAACATCATCGTCCTTTCATTTAATTCCAGGTATTACTCGGCGGAGTGCCCTTGTCCACTAATCACCAGTGTTACTCCAGCAAATTAAGCTCGTTACGAAGAAAGCTCAGCACTTCTTCGGGGGTTTCTTCTTAGCCATTTGGTTCTCTTTTCATCTTCAATCATCGTGCAGAGGGGATTAGATTACGGAACCAAGACGTTTCTCGGATTTTCGATAATGTCGTTCGTTAGCGGGGCTATAGC